TAATGGCTCTTGTAATCAAAGATCGTGTTAAGGAAACCACGGCCACTACCGGCACTGGTGCTTATACCTTAGCTGGTGCGATAAGTGGATTTGAGGCTTTCTCTGAAATAGGAAACAGCAACACCACTTACTACGGCTGTTCCGATGGCACGGACTTTGAGGTTGGAATTGGAACATATACTTTGTCTGGCACAACACTGGCTAGAACTACGATTTTAGAAAGCAGTAGCACAAAGATTACAGCACTCGTAAATGGCGCTGTGAGCGCCTCTACAGCCGTTACAGTTGATAATGTCTCTGGAGGTACTCTAACCGTGGGACAGCGCGTCAGAGGGACAGGAATCTCCGGCGTTGTGACTATTGCTACAGTGAATAGCCAGACAAGTATTGTTTTGAGTTCAGCAGTCACTTTGGCAGACAATGCGGCTCTTACATTAGGTGACGAGAAGATAAGCTGGTCGTCTGGCACTAGAACAATATTTTGTACGTTGCCAGCAGAAAAGATGATATTTAATGATGCAATTGGCAGTCCTGTTAACTTCACAGATAACTCGCTGGCATTTGCAATAGCGTTAGGATAGGAAAATGGCAAACGCATTTAAAACATTCACGGCGCAAAACATTGATACGTCAACAGGCAAGGCGACCCTGTACACTTGCCTCGCCAATACAGAAACTACAATCATTGGCCTTAACATTGCTAACATCTTGTCCGTTTCCATAACCGTTACGGTTGAGTTACTAGACGGCGGAAGCACTATTACTCATATAGTCAAGGATGCAATTGTGCCTGTTGGGTCATCTCTGGTGGTAGTCGGAGGTCCTCAAAAAATTGTTATGAATGCCACTGACGTATTAAAAGTTTATGGATCGCAGGCTAATTGTTGTGACGCGGTTTTGAGTGTGCTGGAGATTACCTAATGGCACTTAGCACTATTGGCACTAATCAACTTGGTACTGGCAGTAATACAGATGCTATCGACCTGCCATCAGGAACCACAGCCCAGCGGCCCTCTTCGCCTGTTGAGGGAATGGTTCGTCAAAACACAGATAATAATGTGGTTGAAACTTATAACGGCACTAATTGGATTGCTGTTGGAGACCAAAGCCCACCATATTCTGTTGATTACCTTGTTGTTGCAGGAGGTGGAGGCGGTGGAGGCACTCAAAACGCTGGAGGTGGAGGCGGTGGAGGTTTTTTAGAATCTTCTCTTACTGTTAACGGAAATTCTTCACACACAGTAACAGTCGGTGGTGGAGGTGTAGCAAGCACTGGCGGAACCGCATCAAACGGAAACGACTCGGTGTTTAGTACCGTAACTTCTGTTGGCGGTGGCGGTGGTGGATCTTCCACAAATCACAACGGCGGCTCTGGCGGCTCCGGCGGTGGTGGATATTACAATACCGGCACTGGAGGTTCTGGAACATCCGGACAAGGTTTTGCAGGGGCAAATGGCGTTGCAACAGCCCCCGGTTATCCCGGCGGCGGTGGCGGTGGTGCTGGGGCTGTAGGTTCTGGAGGAACCACTGGAGGAGCCAATCCGGGCGGTGCTGGTAAAGCATCTTCAATTAGTGGCGCATCAACCTACTATGCTGGCGGTGGTGCTGGAGGAAATAACGCTAGTGCCTCTTCTGGCGGCTCCGGTGGTGGGGCAGGTTCTGGAGCAAACAACGGCGGTGCAAATACAGGCGGCGGAGGCGGCGGGGCATCAAATACTGGCACAAACTCAGGAGCTACCGGCGGTACTGGCGGCGCTGGCATTGTGATTATTCGCTACGCAGGCATACAGAAAGGAACGGGGGGAACTGTTACATCATCTGGTGGTTACACCATTCACACATTTACATCATCTGGAACATTTGTAGCGTAAGGAAAATAAACGTGGCACACTTTGCAAAAGTACAAGAAGGCATCGTGACTAAAGTCATCGTTGCTGAACCGGAATTTTTTGACACATTCGTGGACGATTCACCGGGTAGTTGGGTGCAGACCAGCTACAACACTCACGGCGGTGTGCATGCTTCTGGTGGTACGCCTTTGCGTAAAAACTACGCTGGCGCTGGCTTCACATACGATGTGCAGCGTGATGCTTTTATTCCACCACAGCCATTTGCAAGCTGGGCGCTAAACGAATCTACATGCCTTTGGGATTCTCCTGTAGCCTACCCTGACGATGGTAATCTATATAATTGGAATGAAGAGACAAAGAGTTGGGTTAAGGTAAGCTAATGGCATACATAGGACCACCACCATCACAGAAACTAGCAACCCCTACTAGCCAGTATTTTAGTGGGAACGGTTCTGCTACGGCCTTCACACTGAACCGTCCGGTTAATGTGGCTGAAGACCTGAACGTGTTTGTGAATAACGTGGCTCAACAGCCGGGTTCTGGAAAGTCCTATACTGCCACAGGAACTACACTAACATTTGATGCAGCGCCTGACGCTGGTACAAACAATGTATACGTTGTCTACCGAGGACTGGCAGAGCCAACAACAAGATTAGAGCATGATGCTAATCAGGCCCTAGCAGCCACCACTGGCACGTTTTCTGGTGCGTTAACAGCCACTGGTGGTTTGAACGTAGGCACGATTAAAGAAGCTGCTGGCACTAACACGGCTATGACGATTGATAGTGATGGTGTTGTAAAACTTACTCAAAACCCTTGTTTTTTTATAAAAGGCAATAACGGGGCGCATATCTCCACCACCCCAGTAGTTTTTGGGCTTACAGTAATCGACACAAGAAGTGGGGTAGATTTAGCCAACAACAGATATGTTGTGCCTGTAGCTGGAAGGTGGCATTTTCATTTGCAATTAGGCATTGTTGCTGCGACAGGCACTGGTAATTGCTATCCTTATATCCGAAGAACGGATGGCAGTGGTTCTGCCACTCTTTTGGGTTATAGCTATTTTTTACCTGCAAATGCTGCTGGTGTAACTTCTTACACGCACATAGACGTTGATGTCATTGTAGATTGTGCTGTTGGTGATTCTATCGATAATACTTTCGTTCAAACTACGGCCACTTATTACAATGGCCCAAACGAGTGTAGATTTTTCGGTTATTTCTTAGGATAAAAAAAATGACAAATTACAGAAATATTGAATTACACATACCTCCTGAAATGACTTTAGATGTAACAGGTACTGCGGCTTTAATTTTGCAACAAACAGATTGGACGCAGATACCAAATAGCGGCTTGACAGACGCTTGCGTAGCGGCGTTTGTCACATATCGTGCAAGTATACGCACTATCCGCAAAACAAACCCATCGGATCCCACATGGCCCGATGCCCCCACAGAAGAGTGGAGTTAAATTAGATGCCTATATCTAAAATGCAATCAGACTCTTTTGCTTCCGGCGTAGGCGGGAAGGTGTTGCAGGTTGTGCTTGGAAAACTTACTACTGCTTTTACTGGAACCGGCGTAGCGGGAACATTTCCTGATGATAATTATTTTGTCAGCCCCGGACTTGAAGCTACTATTACTCCTCAACTTTCTAACAGCCAAATTTTAATTACAACTCATGTATACGTAGGTATGACTAGTGTTAATTCTGGCTATCAACTGGAGTATCAAATATTAAAAGGTGGTGCCATATTAACTGCTGCTAATGGAGCAACTACTGATGGAAGATTGGGAGTTGCTGGACGAGCAAACCATTATACCGCTGGTAATACGACTCATCGCTGTTTTGTGTTGTCTGGTCAACACCTAGATCCAAATGTTGCAACTACATCTGCCACAAAATATGAGATTAGACTCAGAGCTTATTCTGGTAATCCTGTAGTCTATGTTAACAGAGGCGAAACTTTTCAAGATGGCAATAATGACTATGATGGTATACCACAAAGCACAATTACGTTAACGGAAATAGCGGTATAAAAAATGGCATACATAGGTATAGACCCAAATGTAGGTGACATAACATTCCAGAAGTTTACTGGAACAGGGAGCGCCACTGCCTTCACTCTGTCTCAGGCTGTTGTTAGCGGTGAGGCTATTGTCGTAACCATAGGAAACGTGGTTCAGGAGCCGGGGGCCAGCGCAGCTTATACAGCGCAGGCAAACACCCTTACATTCTCCGCAGCCCCTGCCAGCGGTGACATCATTACTGTGCGCTACTTTGGTCGCGCCGTAGACCAGCCAACAAGCTATGCCATGCAGCTATTCAAGTATGTGGCTACGGCAGGTCAGACTGCGTTTACTGGTGCAGATGCCAACGGTGCTATACTGGTGATTAGCGGCAATGACGTAGATGTTTATCTAAACGGTGTGCATCTGGATAGCTCAGACTTCACAGCTAGTGGCGGAGACACAATAACATTAGGGACAGGCGCAGCTTTAAACGATGAGCTAGTCATTAGAGCCTATCGCGCATTTAGCGTAACTGACACAGTGAGTAAGGCTTCTGGCGGTACGTTTAGTGGTGGTGTTGCTGTTACTGGTGATTTAACCGTAGACACCAGCACCCTTAAAGTTGACAGCACAAACAATCGTGTTGGCGTGGGGACTACTTCGCCAACCAAGAAAGTGTCAACAAGCATTGGTCTGAATGATACTGACGGTTATGTATTAGAATATTCTGGTGAAGCAAAAGCGGGTATGCTTGTGGTTCCCGTAACTGGCGAAGTTCGTATGGGTGCAATTAACTCAACTGGCACTTATTTCTCTACTCTTTACGCTAATAACTCAGAGTATATGCGTATAAACTCAACTGGCAAGATAGACAGTAGAAACAGAGACTATGGGTTTTTCAATCACGCCACTAACGTAACTTTAGCTGATGATGCTTCTATTTTAATAAACCCCACCACTCTTGGTGTTGGTATACTGGTGATTTACGAAGTTACTACTGGCACAAATGGTGTGTTCAGAGTTGGCTATGGCAGTTGTGCGGCAATTTCTGGTGCGGGTTCCACGACCTTGGCGGCTGCTGACCAAGACAATGCTGTTTGCGTATTTTCATCAGGCCATACATTAACAATTAGAAACAGACTTGGTGCTAGTAAGGGTTTTACCATAGCTATGTTTTGCGCTGGTAACGGATTTGCGGGATAGGAGAATAAAATGAGTATAACTTATACAGTAGATAAATTTATAAACGACAGCACTGAAAAGCTAGTTGGTTTGAGGTGCGTTGATGCTTCAGGCAACGTGTTCATCGTAGATAAACGGTTAGATATTGTTGATAGCACAACTGACGCACAGTATGTCCAGCAAGCATACACTGCCGCAAAGACAGAAATTGATGAGTGGGCAGCGGGTATGGGTGTGCAGGGTATGGTTTTTAATCCAGATGATAACAGTTTGTCTGATAGCGATTAACGCGGCGTTGGAGAATGTATAAATGAGCAGAGCAAGAGAAATAGCTGATTTAGGTTCCCCGGCAGCAAGCGGGTTGTCGGACAGGAATCTTATCATAAATTCAGATTTTCAAGTGTCGCAGCGGGGAACTTCCTTTACTGGAATAACAAGTGCCATTGATTACCGAATGGATAGGTGGCAAGTTGGCTTTGGAGCTGCTGGTTCAAACTATTCAATAACCCAAGTTACAGATGCACCTGATAATTTTAAGTATTCTATGAAGTGGCAACGTACCGCTTCTAATGCTGTGACTAATAGCATTTGGTTTTCTCAAGCATTTGAGTCTATTAATTCTAAAGTAGTAGCAGGTAGAACTTGTACTCTTAGCTATTACGCTAAAAGGGGTGCTGATTATTCTGCAACATCTAGTGACATTCAAGTTCGTATTATCTCAGGAACAGGCACAGACCAATCTGCGACATCTGCGATAACTGCGGGATGGACTGGTTACGCAACCCCCCTTTCTACAACTCAAGTTATCACAACAGATTGGGTGCGATATACAAATTCAGTTACATTTGCAGCAAACGTAAATCAAATATCTGTAAATTTTGCTAGCAATTCTGCTGGTACGGCTGGGGCAGATGACAGCCTACAAATTACAGGCATACAGCTTGAGGTAGGTGATGGCCCAGCTACACCCTTTGAGCATGAGGACTTTGCAACTACGTTGGCTAAGTGTCAGCGGTATTATCATAAAGCAACTGCTGGTTTTTATGGTACAGCGGGATCGGGTGGTCAGGCTGGTTATGTGAGTTGGAATTTTAAGGTTTCAATGAGAGAAAACCCAGATATAGTCGGCGGCAATGGCACTTGGCAAAACATTTCTCCTGAATTTGCTAATATGTATGTTGCGGCTGGTACGTACCCTTATGTTGCAAGTGGCGTAACAGCAGATGCGGAGTTGTGAAATGAACATTACATCAGCGCAGTATATTGCAGACCCTGAAGGCAACAATAATGTCATTAAGGCAACCATTGATGGTATAACAAATTGGGTTCCAAATAATAGTCCGGCCAACCGTCACTACTCAGAAATCATGCGCCAAGTAGCCGCTGGCGAGTTGACCATTGCGGATGCTGACTAATGTTTGGTGAGTTGGCATTATCCGAAAGGGCTATAGCGGACCAAGGTATTCTAGCCTTTGGTTCTGCAACTGCTGATGCCAACTTTGTTATATCTTCTGATTTCGCTAACATTCAAGCAAGTGGCAGTCTTAGCCTAGAGGCCATATCTAGTATAAGCAGAATAGGCGCTGGCACGTTAACTGGAGTTATTGGTGTCACATCCGAGTTTGAGCAAAGCGCCAACGCATTAAGGTTTGCCACTGGTATAGTAGAGAAGTCATTTGGCTTCGTTGCCGATACAGATGGTAATCTTATAAAAAATGGTATATCTGAGCAGTCGTTTGATTTTACTCAGAACGCCTCTGGAATAAGGTTTGCAAGCGGTGTGTCTGAACAAAGTTTTGACTTTGTGCAGTCTCTTTCTGCTAACACATTATACTCTGCTCACTCAAGTCAGTTCTTTGATTTTACGCAAGGGTCTGGGGCGAGCAGGCTATTTAACGGGGCTTCTGAAAACTTTGTTGAGTTTGACTTTATTCAAACTGCCGGAATACTGATTTACAGAAACAACCTCAATGTGGAGTTTGCCTTTATACAGACAATAAATGGCAACCTACTTTGGGTTGAGATAGACGCCAGCACTCCTGTAGAGACATGGAGTCAGATAAACGCCTCTGGCGGGACATGGACACCAATAAACGCTAGTGGTACAATAGAGCAATGGATTAAAAAGGTGGTATAGATGGCTAGTACATACACGCAAAAT